ATTGGAACATAATTATTACTCTAATCTTTGCTCCTATAGTTCATAGCATAAGAACCAACGCGACAGAATTAAAAAGAGTTGATATACTACTCAATAAGACTCGCGAAGAAGTTGCAAAAGATTATGTAACTAAGGTTGAATTAACAATCAGTATAGACAGAGTTATAGACCGTTTAGACAAGCTAGACGAAAAAATGGACAAGTTAATAACAGGTTAATATGGCAATAGCAGAAGATCCCAAAGAATATATAGCAGCATTAGGCAATATCAGTTCACTATTAGGCGGTAACTTAGGTTTAGGTTCTGCTAATATAGCTAACTTAAACAAGGGTGGAGCCTTTGGCGGCGCTTTAAATAATATAATTAATAGAGCTAAACAACAACAAAAACCACAACTAGGTCCAGATGATTTTGGTAGTTATGTAATACCGCCTTCAGACCCAACATATTCAAGTGGTTTTGACTATGCACGTTCTATAGCTGGCGGTATGCCAATGTCTCAAGTTATTGCACCAGGCTTAAGTTATTCTCCAGAACAACCAATGGGTTATACACAAGAACAATTAAACAGACCTAAAGACATGGCAACACCACCTCCACCTCCTCGTTCTATAGATCGAAGGGGTGATGATGTTGATTTTTTAGGAACAGGAATTGGTGGTGTAAATATACCTGTAGATAGAAAACAAGACTTTCCTCCTTTAAGTAATTTATTAAACATAGGCAAATTATTTGGTGGTGGTTTTGACAAAGATGCTATAGACAAAATAGTACAAGAACGAATAGCTGAAAGTATGCCAACTTTTGAACAACCTGATTTATCACAGTTTGTTACTAAACAAGACATACCTTCTTTTATTCCAGACATTCCAACAGGCAGAGAATTTTCTATAGAAGATATACAACAAGGTTTAAACTTACCTGATTTCTCACAATTTGCTAGACAGGAAGATATACCAACACCTAATGTTTTTGACGAAGAGGCACTAAGAAAAGAACTTATGGAAGATATAAGAGGAAGTATTAATATTCCTGATATAAGTGGTCTTGCTAGGTTGGAAGATATACCAAGTTTTGACCCAAGCGTTTTAAAACAAGATATATTAATGTCTATACCACAACAACAAGTTCCAGATGTTTCTAAGTTTGTAACACAAGATGATATATCTAAAGCTATAGCTGGTATTGATATGCCAACTTTTCAACAACCAGATTTAACAGCTTATGACACAAGGCTTGCACAATTAGAAGAACAACTTGCTGGTTTTAAACAGCCAACTGGCGGTAGATTTTCTGTAGACCAACAATTACCTATGGGATTATTTTAATGTCAGTATCACACGAAGAAGTAGTTAAAGCAGCACAAGCAGAACAAATATTAACCTCAGAAGTTTTTAAAGAAGCAATAGAAAATCTTAAAAACGAATATATTACTCATTGGTTAAACTCAAGAGAAATAGATGATGTTACTGCTAGAGAAGATATCCACAGATCATTATTACTATTACCAGAAGTTGAAAGACACCTGCGCATCATTGCAGAAAAAGGCAAGCTAACAAAAGCTAATATAAACAAAATTAGAAATATTGGTTAAACCTTCCCTTTTTACACATTATTAAGCTAAAATACTCTTAAATACATAAGGAGTATTTATTATGGCAATAACGGATAAACCGACTGCTTTACAAACTGATAAGGAAGTTACTACTTCGATGTTTGAAAGTTTCTTAACCCCTGAAGAGGATAAGGTTGAGGATGCAGTCACAGAAACAGAAGAAGTAACACAAGAAGAAGTCCTTGAAGAAGAACCTGAAGTATCTGAAGATCTTGAAGAAGATGTGGAGGATGACGAAGAGTTTGATGATGAGGACGAAGAACTGGATGAAGAACAAACCGATGTTGAAGAGGAAGCCTTGCAACCTCAGACATTTACAGTAAAAGTAGATGGTCAAGAAGTTGAGGTGACGCAAGACGAACTCATCAACGGATATTCTCGTCAGCAAGATTATACGCGTAAAACTCAAGAACTCTCTCAACAGCGTAAGACTATTGAGCAGCAGCAAGCAGAGTTAGCGCAAAGAGATGCGATTTATTCGCAGTTGTTACCGAAGATGGAAGCTCAATTAAAGGGCGAACTGGCTAACGAACCAGACTGGAACACTTTGTACGAAGATGATCCTGTTGGGTATGTTCGCGAAAAACAGCTTTGGGATGAAAAGAAAGAAAAGCTTAGTGCTGTAAGTGCTGAACAACAAAGGCTTCAACAAGAAGCTTTGGTTAAACAACAAACACAAATTCAACAATTTGTTGAATACGGCAATCAAAAGCTTCTTGAAATAATCCCTGAATGGCAAAACCAAGAGGTTGCGTTAAAAGAAAAGGCTGCTATTAGTGAATATGCTGTAAATACTTTAGGTTATACACCTGAAGAGATACAACAGGTTTATGATTATCGTGCTTTGCTTGGTTTAAGAAATGCTTGGTTAAACTCTAAAACAGTTGAAGCCACAAAGAAAAAACCAACACAAAAAGCACCAGCAAGAGTGGCTAGACCTGGTACTACTAACCGACCTAAATCGGCAGCACCTGTGAAGAAAGCAAAACAAAGGTTAGCTAAATCTGGAAAAGTCCAAGATGCGGCTAAAGTTTTTGAACAATTTTTAAAATAATTTTATTTATACAGGAGTATAAGAATGGCTAAAGTAACTAACGCCTTTGACACATATTCGGCAACAGCTGACAGAGAAGATTTAAGTAATATCATTTACAACATCTCTCCAATGCAAACACCATTTATGTCATCAATTGGTAAACGAAATATTAATAACGTAGTGTTTGATTGGCAAACAGAATCATTACCTACACCTAGTGCTGCTGGTCAGTTAGAAGGTTTTGAACTATCAAGATCTACTGCTACAGCTACAACTAGAGTAAGTAATGTTGCAATGATCTCAAAAAGAGATGCAACTGTAACTGGCTCACAAGACGCTTCAGACCCAGCTGGTAAGAGATCAGAAATGGCTCACCAACTAGCTATTATGTCTAAAGCATTAAAAAGAGATATGGAAGAAGCTCTTTGTCAAAAAGGCGCTAAAACAACTGGTAATGCTACAACAGCTAGGGTAACTGGCGGTTTTGAATCTTGGATTACATCTAACGACTCAAGAGGTACTTCAGGTGCTTCAACAGGTGGTGGTGCAGCTCCAACAGACGGAACTCAAAGAGCTTTAACTGAGACTTTACTAAAAGACACTCTACAACTTTGCTTTGAAAATGGCGGAGAGCCTTCAATGGCAATTTGTGGACCACATAACAAACAAGTTATTTCTGGTTTCACAGGTAGAACTCAAGCTAGACAAATGATTGATGCAAATACTGTAGAAGCTTCAGTATCTGTTTACTCATCTGACTTTGGTGAACTAAAAATCGTTCCATCAAACAGATCAAGAGAAAGATCATTACTATTAGTAGATCCAGAGTTTGCTAAAGTATCTTACTTAAGAGACTTTAAAACTGTTGATATTGCTACAATAGGCGATGCTGAAACAAAAATGATTGTTGTTGAGTATGGGTTAGAAGTATCTAACGAAGCTGCTCACGGAGTCGTTGCTGATTTAACAACTTCATAAGTTTTATTAATTAGCTTAAAGGGATGTTTCGGCATCCCTTTTTTTTGTGCTAAAATCTGTCTATGGCAAAGACTACATTAATAGATCATAAGAAAGGTTTTAAGTCTGTATTCGCAACAGAAGATGATAAAGTTGTTTATCACACAAAGCAGGATATACAGCCAACTTTAGATTATGTAAAAAATCTATCTGAATATACACCTGGTAAAGATTTTCGCCATGTGGCAGAAATACCTATGGTAGTATATCAAAGAGCAGTCCGAGAAGGATGGGCGCAAGATTCTGCGCAATGGAAGAAATGGCTAAACCATTCAGATAACAAACCATTTAGAACATGGAAAGGTAAAGTATGACATACGATGAATTAAAAACTAATATTGCAAATTTCTTAAACAGGTCAGATTTAACAGACCAGCTAGATTTTTTCATAGACGCAACAGAATCAGAATTTAACAGAAGATTAAGAAACAAAGACATGGTAAAGCGTGCAACTGCTACAGCAGATGGACAATACATGAGCTTACCAACAGATTGGTTAGAAGCTATTAATGTAGAAATAACATCAAACGACTTCAGACCATTGTTTCAACAGTCTTTAGAATCATTAGATGTATATAGAAAAGCTAATAATAATGTTACTGGTCAACCAATTTATTATGCAATTGTAGATAATTCATTAGAGTTAGCACCTACCCCTGATGCAAGTTATACGCTACAATTAACATACTATGGCACTATAGATGCTTTAAGCAGTTCTAATACAACGAACTTTATATCCACAGGATATCCAGATGCTTACTTATATGGTGCTTTAAAACATGCTTCTATCTATCTAATGGAAGATGAAAGAGTGCCGTTATTTACAGCACAATTTGAAAAGGCATTAGAAGAGATGAGAATGGAACAAGAGAAAGCAGAGTTTGGCAAAGGATCTCTAATGCAAAGAAGAAGAACTTATGGCAAGTCTGGTAAAAACATTTATTATTGGAATAATAATTAGGAGACAATATGGCTGGATTTAGTGATTACTTAGAAGATAAAGTATTAGACCATGTATTTGGTGGTAATGCTTATACAGCACCAGGAACATTATATGTTGCTTTATATACTGTAGCACCTACAGACACAGGTGGCGGTACTGAGGTATCAGGCGGAGCTTACGCAAGACAATCAGCTGCATTTACTGTATCTGGTACAGACCCCACCACAGCAACTAACTCAGCTGCGGTTGAATATCCAACAGCTACAGCAGACTATGGAACTGTGGTTGCAGTAGGTATATTTGATGCTTCATCAAGCGGTAATCTAATGGCTTATGCAAACTTAACAGCTTCTAAAACTGTAAGTTCAGGCGATGTATTTAGATTTGACGCTGGCGATTTAGATATAACATTAGCTTAATACCATGGCCTCAGTAGGCTATGGCTTATACACATACGGAAAGTCCAATTACGGAACTCCTGTATATCATTTTGGCGCATCCACAATAGCACAAACATCATCTGCAACAGCGGATGGTAGATTTGTTATTACTGGTGCATCAACCATATCAGCAGTTTCTTCTGCAACAGCAACAGGTAGACAAATAGATCGCGGACAAGCGGTTATTAGTGCAGTATCTAGTGTTACAGCATCTGGCACACAGATTGATAGAGGTGTTGTAACCATAGCAGGAACATCTGGATTTACAGCTGTTGGTATACAAATAGACTTAGGATCTGCAACTATAACTGCAACTTCTAATGTAATAGCCACAGGTACACAAATAGACCGTGGTGTGGTTATAGGTCCAGCTATATCAGGTATGACAGCTACAGGTAGATTTACTGTAGTTGGTGAAGGAACATTTGCAGAAACTAGCGGA